CCCAGTTGTCTAAGCTCCAAGTCGTCGCCTCTGAATAATTCCCAGTAGAGGGCCTACTTGTTCCGTAATAGCCAGTGCCGTAAAAACCGCCGCCGTACCCAGAGTTTATAGCGGCGTCTTCTCTGCCCGTCGTCATAGAGGTAGGCGTAATATCTGTAACAGTTCCCGCCCCAGTGACAACTTTTAGCTCGTTGTGTGACCCTGCGGCAAAGTAAGCCGTACCGCTATTTGTCTCCCATGCGTGAGCGCCTCTTACGGGATTAGTGCTAAAAGATGTCTTGCGCTCCTGCCACCCACCAATTGGACGCAAAGAGCCATCACGCCACCTAACCAAGCTACCGTCACGCCACCTGTTTGAAGCATCAAACTCTGTGCCGTTGCGGTAAAACCCTGCTTTTAATTTTAATGGTACTAATGGCATTTTATTACCTTACAATTTAAATTATTATGGAATACCTACTGCTGCGTGCAAATAGACGCCAGCCGTGCCAAATTCACCCGTGTCAACTGAAATATCAGTAAAAGTTCCGCTCGTATCTTCCTCTCGTTTTACATACCATTGCAACAGCCAATCAACACCAGTATCAACATACCCCTTTTCGTCTCCTGTTGTGCCAAAAGACCAAGGTCTTGGGTCTGTACCCGTTTCAGCACTAGTGCCAAATTTTCCTGCAACAGCTATTCCCACGTCATGAGTATTAGCTATGTCAGTCATAGTTATTTCTTCATTTGTAGTAGCGCCACCGCTCCCTACTGTTGTGGCATTAAATGCTCTCTCACCTCTGTGTGTTAAATCTACATGGTTAAATTGAGTAGCATTAGCACTGCCTCCAGAAACTTTAAGCAAAGCATATGCTGTTACACCAGTACCAGCTGCGTCCATATTAGCGTTCCAAGAAAAGCTATTTGGTGTGCTTGACCCTGCTATACCAATCTGAATAAGTACACCCGCTTCGTAATTAGGAGATGGGTAGCCCCAATCAATAGTTGAGGTTCCAGTTAGATACGTTAAATTTTTCTGCATATTAGATGCAATAAACTGTGGCTGACCATTAGTGGTTCTGGCGTTATAACCACTAAACCCTATTATAACATCTCCTTGACTGAGGCTATTAAAACTGAGGCCAGTTACAGTGTTTGTTGTTCCGCTATCTGCCCATCCTGAAAGAGCCTCAACCGCAGACGCTCCGTAGTATTCATTAAAACTATTTTGTGCGCCAGAAGATTTACCAATAAGCCCTCGAATGTCTGCATCATTTAAAGAAGCTTGGCTTGCGCTAGTTCCCCCTACCTCAACGTGAATATCGTTTAAGCTTATTTGGCCGCTAGTCTGTAGAGCCATTTTTTAGTTCCTCAATTTCTGCTTTTAATTCTTTTATAGCTTCTATCAGAAGGCCATGAAGCTGATCATATTCAACTGTCTTATATTTCTGGCCGTCATCTCCTTGAAAAGCTAATTCTTGATCAGATACAGCGCTCGGTAATACCTTTTCTACTTCTTGGGCAATTACTCCTGCGGATTTTTTGTTATCTTTGTTAAGACTAAAAGTATAACCATTTAACTGGCCTACTTTATCTAACGCGCCATCTATTTTTTTAATGTCATGCTTTAATCTTTGGTCTGATGCTGTTGTGGTAGAATATGCTGTAATATTTTGATCAACGTGCAAATTACCATTATTATCAAGCCTCATCTCTTCAACCGTAGCAGTATAAAACCGCATACCAACACTTTCATCATAAAAAATGTAATCGTTGCTATTTCCAGTATAGGCGTCAATATTTGAAGTCTGTCTTCCATCTGGTTTTAGTGAAAATGTAAGATCATAAGGGTCAGCATCTGAGCCAGTAGATGTATCAGTCCAGTTTATGTCTATTCCTATTCCCTCAACAAATTTAACCTCTTTACCATCTGAAATAGTAACCTCAGTGCCGTCACCATCCTCAAGTTGAAAGCTTGTCATTAATCCAGACGTTACGCCGTCAAGCTGCGTCTGAATATTGCTTGTAACGCCATCTAAATAGTTAATCTCTGCCGCAGTTGCAGTTACAGCTGTTCCTCCAATTTGCCATGAACCTTCTGTCAGATTTGGCGCTGTAGTGCCTGACGTGCCATTTACAGCGTCCACAATGGTATCAAGGGCCGTGTTAATCGTTGTACCCCAAGTGTCCTCATTTCCGCCCACCGTTGGCTTGGTAATTGAAATTGCCATCGCTAATCTCCTAATTTATCGCAAACATAGCACTTTATGCTGCTTCCGTCCATGTTTCACTTTCAACGTCTGTTGTCTCTGTCCAAATATCAGTTGGCTCTGAAACTTCAGGCCAATCATCCGCATCTGGGTCTGTTGTATCTAACCAAATTTCTGCCGCAACGATTTGCTCTGTGTACGTTTTTTCTGGCAATGGGTCTACCTCAAAGAAGCCCCTTATATCAATATCGTAAACTTGATAAGAAAAAGATCCATTGTCTGCCGCTAAAATTCTTTGCGCTAATACATTAGCATCTTGAAAAGTTACGCTAAAAGAACCAGAGGCAACAACATCCGTGATGTCCTCTGTTATCTCTTGCCCAGTAAGCGCAAAAGATCCTGCAATAGCCGCAAAGCCAAAACCAAAGTTTATATCTTGACCTGTTGTTAAAAAATCATTGTCTACTAATTCATCAAAAATTACTGATTTAGTAAGATCTACATTCTGCCCAGTTAAAACAAAACTACCATTAGCAGCATCAATATTAACAGCTTTGAGAAAATTTACATCGCTTCCAGATGTAGAAAACTGCCCATCAGGAACAAATTCAGTAATAAGTTTAGCTGCGCCTTGTAAGCTGAGAGTTATTAGCCCTGCTTGTGCGTCTAGCCTTACAGATTTTAAAAGTGTTACATCTTGCCCAGTAAGGGTAAACGCTCCTTCGTTAACAGCAAAAACGTATTCTTCTCCTGCAACGCCTGTCGCTGCTATGGGACTTGCTGCTAAAGGGCTAAAACCTAACATTTAATATTCCTATGCAGTAAAAGATGGACTGAAAAGAAAAAAGTTTTGACCACTAAACCCAGCCCCAGAACCTGAAGTTTCAGCGTAAATATAATAACCACTACCGCCAAATCCACTTGATGGACCTGTGCCACTTGAACCAGTCGAGCCTGAGCGCCTGACCCAGTTCCCATTAGTAGCTGTCGTTGTTACACCCGTTTTATTACTAAAAGCGGTGGGTAGGTTTGTCGAAAAATTTCCTGCGCCAGTTCCGTCTTGCGTCCAATTTTGGGCGCTAAAACCAAAATCGTAGGTAGTTCCTTGTATAGTTATTCGGTCTACTGCTAGATCCCCAGTAAAATTAGTTCCGCTTACATAATAAAATACTAGATAATAAGTGTTTCCAGAGGTTAGCGTTACTTGTGATGCTGTTGCCGAAAACCAATCTGCATTCCCTTCGTCTCCTGCTGATCTACTGTAAACAGCAGTGCTATCCGCTAATGTTCCGTCACTATTTAATAAATAAACGTCTAAGCTTCCAATCGTAGCACCATACGCCGAAACGTACCAATCTGCTTGCAATACTGGAACAGTAGACGTGTCGCTTACAGAAATTGTGTTACCCGTTGCTAATACTGTTCCAGATGCGCTAGATCCTTGATAAATTTCATAAGTAAAAGTTTCTGTGTCTGGTGTTTCGTCCACTCCATCTGTGGCAATTGTTATATCAAAAGTTCCAGTTCCACTATCTAAAGTGCCTGTTGTTGAGAATGTTCCAGTTAAGCCATCAACAAAGTCATCAGCGTTTACTGTTCCACTTACACCAACAATTTTATATGAAAAAACTTGCGCTGAATAATCTGTTGTTGAGACTGTAACTGTACAAGTTTTGTTTGTTGTTTCGTTTAATGTTGTTGTGCTTTCGCTTGTTGTAACAGTTTTTGGGAAAGGCCAAATATTATCAAGACGAGCATTGTATTGGCTAAATAAATTAAATTTACCTGTTACAGATCCTAATGTGCTTGTAAAATTTTCGCCAATTATGCCGCCGTTAGTTTTTTTCATTTTTTATGCGTCATCTAATTCTTCATAAGAAATAATTATTTCTAAATCACTAGCTGCACTTGCTCCGCCTTCAATCTGGTCGCTTTCCTCTAAAAATATTGGGCTATCATTACCAAGCAAAACTAATGTAGCCTTTGCAGGAACAGTAACCGCAGAGGCAATAGCATATCTTGTTGTTGCAGAATTATCGTAAAAATAAACTGTTGCATCAGCGTTATTAGTGCCATCAACATTTGAAACAATTATACTTTTAATTTTTAAAACTTTATCACTGGAACAAGTTAAAATATCTGTTGTTAATGTAGCGCTTAACGCTGCCCCCATTGTTTTACCGTATATGCTAGTTGCATTTAATATATTTGGTGCAGCCATTTTAAACCTATCCTAAAAATCTACTAATACCTATGGTTGTTGCTCTAGATAAATCTGCCGCCGAAGCTGTAGCAAAAACAATTGCGCTTCCTGATAAATCCAACAATGAACCTGTTGAGCTTTCTGTTAAATTTCTAAGCAAACCATTGCCAGAAGAATAAAGAGTGCCCAGTCCTATTTCCCATGCGTTGCCATCTTCAATCGTGTATCTTACTACGTCACCTGCAACTAGACCTGCATCTGTAAATGTTTGATAGCCATCTTCCGCAGATCCTAAAGCAATCCCTGCCGCAGTTCCTGTGGTTGCAGTGCTTACTTTTACGCGATTAGCTAAAACTACCATGTCTAACCTATGTCAGCGTCAAGATGCCGTTTGTGCCAAAATCCACAGTAAAGGTATCGCCATCATTTAAGGTCAAAGAAGACCCATAATCGTAATAACCAATAACAGGATCTGCAGGAGAAGTTGGCGTATCGTTGTAGATAATAACATACCTGAATGCTGCAACAGAACCGCCTGACGCTGTAAGCGTTAAGTCATCAGCCGATAACTTGTAAGTGCCTGACGTCTGGGTTGAGGTAACATTTGCCAGCGTGCGAGTGGAAAGGTTTGTGTAAGCAATTTCTGTAATGTTTGCTAACACGCCGTTGCCATCTGCGGTTACGTCTGTTCCTGCCGTTGGGTCTGTATTTGATAGAGCAACAACAAGTGTGTCACTGTCTAGATCCATTGCGTTGGCTAGATTGACCACAAAATCATTAACTTTTGTAAAACTTGCCATTATCCAAAACTCCTAATTCTCATTCTGTGACCTGAGCCGCTAGACTTGGCCTGTTGATCTTCCATATTTGTACCACTTATCGCGTTTTGGTACAACTGCGCCCACACTTGCGATCTGGCGTCTTCCCCCAAGTATGGGGCGCTATGCGTCAAGGCTCCGTAAAGATAAGCATCTGGGTGATATGTTAATGCCCAGTTTGTGGTGTTGCTATCGCTTAGGGCGTCTATGCGCTCGTAGTAAAGCATCTCCAAAGTGTAGTCTTGATCTGGCGTCGGATACACTTCGAAGGAGCTGTCAACGAGGGCGTAAAACTTTGGAGTTCCCGCCGTGTTGTCGTTTGCGCGTTTATCCATAAGCTCGCTGAGACTTATAAGCTCTAACCGATGCTCATTTGTGCCGGTGAGCATGAGGCGTATACCCTCAATAAAGTCATTCGGAAAAGCGGTGTACTGGGTGTTAAGCGTTGCAGTTGCACGCTTTTCCATTCTCCAATGCCTAAGTTTTCTATTCATGTCGGCCTCGGCCAACTTGATAAAAGTCGGTATCACTGACGTTAAGTCGTCACGATTTAAGAAGTCAGCTACTGAACTTTTTAGCTCGGAGAAATTTGAAATACTCACAGTCTGCCCTGCCTTGTCCTAAATACTTGGTTGTCTGAATCATTCAGCCACTTTCGTAATGCCTTGGGGTCGTCTGCAATCCCTTGGCGCTTTAGCTCATAATACACGGAAAGAGGTATCGAAGCTACCTTATTAACATCTTTCCATTTCTTATCCGTTCCGTTGTATGCCCTTTTGTTGTATTCCGCGATACCTGTCATATCTTGAACAGTTTCGACGACATACTCCCCGTTATCTTTGACATGCCAATACTTTTTAATTCCAAACTCTGGGTCGCTGTCAAAAAGTCTTTTTTGCATAATGCCCTCCAAGTAAGAGGGGCGACCGAAGCCGCCCCGACTTTATTATGATGTAGTTAGGTCGAACACGCCGGCATGAGCCGCTTCATTACCTACCTCTAAGCCCGCTTCGACTAGAAGCATGGATTTAGAAGCGTCACCGGTTTTTGAAAGCTCTACGTTCTGGATCGGACGTAGATAGCAGACTGAAGCATATTCTGGGTCTAACAGAAACGCGTCTCTTTCCCTTTGAAACAGGTTAGTTGTCACAGAAAGTGTCCCAAAATCAGATAGATAGACGTCAGCCGCCCCTATAATTGTTGTTGGTGAATCACTTGGCGCCATGTAACGCTGAGCCGCAATACCCGCAAATCCTGACACAACAGTTTTGTTGTGAGGACCAACCATTAAGATTGATGGAGTACCGCCGTTTGAAAAAGCGTTTTGCATTGCTGTTTTCAACATAGTCTCAGTGAAAGCTGCCTGTCCGTCTGCGGAGCTGTCAGTACGAGCATCTGAACCGTCACCAGTTGGGCTTGCACCGGCAGTTGTGCCACCTGTCTGGAAAACGTCGTTAGTTGCAATCCATGCACCTAAACCACCAGTTTCACGAGCTGTACTTGTGTTACCGGCCACCTGAGCGTTGTTGTCAGTCAAAACCGCTTCTAGGTCGCGTTTTAGCTCTTTGCCTCGTTTTGCGATTTGCATCGCCATTTCTGAGTTACGACCGGCTAAGTCTTGTGACTCTAGGTTGTCAGCTACTATTACGGTTCTGCGTAGGATCTGTGTATAATTTCCAACGCGAGTTGTTGCCGCAGTAGAGTCGAATGAAGACACGTCGTCCCCATCAATTCTAGCTGTTTTGTCAACAGCCGCTAAGCTGTCAGTTTGCCACTCAAAATAAGTATTGGATACGTTCTTTGATCCAACGTTACTTTGAAAAGGCACTGTTTCAGGCGAGATCGAATTGATCACGTTTGAAAGCTCTTCGCGAATACCCTTCGCGTCAAAGCTTGTAAATGTATTTGCTACAATGGCCATATTAGCCTCCTAATAAATTGTTGATTGCAGCCGCAGCATCTTGCACGCGGCCAGTTTGTCGTGCGCGTTGTAACGCTTGTTCACTTGCAGCTTTTGGTCGTGGTTGTGTTCCTCGTGTGCCTGTCTTCATGGTCTTGGCTTTTGGCTTAGGCTTCGCTTTCGCTTTTACAGCCTTAGACTGACCCTGATCGAACATCATAGCCATACGAGCTATTTTAACTAAACCGGCGTGCCTCAACTCGTTAATATCAGCTTCGAGGAAACCTTCTTTTAATAAAAAGCTTCTCAAATCTGTAGCTTCCTTCTGGGCGACTTTCGTGTCTCGCCATTCTGGAATAATCTCTGGGAGCATCTCACGTTGTCTTGCAGTAAATTCAGCTTTCATTCGTTCCTGATTTTCTGCTTCTAAGACTTGTATACGTTCTCTCTCCGCTCGGATTGCTTGTAACTGAGCTTCGCGCTCTTCCTTTTGTTTTCGGAATTGCCGCTCGGCTTTTCTCGCCATGTTAGGATCTGCGTCATACAGTGTGTCCCAGTCAGGCTCTTCAACCACTTGTTGCTCAAGCCTCTCCGCCAATGCGGGTAGAAGTTGAGCGTATTGTTGCCGCTCTCGCACCACTTCAGCATTTTGTGCCTCCATCTCTCTTCGAGCTTCGGCCAATTCTTGCGTCTTGCGAGTATAATCTCTCTGCCTTAGATTTCCGCGTTTTAGCTCTTCAACTGTAATCTCTTCGCCTTCTACTTCCACAGTTTGTGCAAGTATGTCGAAAGATTGGTCTTCAAGCTCTTCAGCTTCTTCCGTAGCTTCAAGTTCGCCATCTGTATCCACTTCTTCATTAGTCGCTTCCTCTTCTGGCATTTCGGCTTCTACTTCGATTACCTCTTCAGCTTCAACCTCAAGCGCCTCTGGCTCACTACTTGCAGTATCCTGTTTGGGTGCAATCATGTCCATGATGGCATTTTGTGCAGTGTTCACATCAATCCCTTGCGGGGTGTTGGTGTCAGACATCGTTAACTCCTATTATGTATCTATTTAACCATTTTTTCAATAGACGCGTTATCTACCATTATTTTCAGGGATTGCCGAACATATTCAACGCCCCGAAGTTTTAAATAAATAGCTTCGCGTCCCTCCTTATCGCCAAGTTCAGTTGCCTCGAACTCAACCCAACAATTCGCTTTCATCTCATCGAGAAATCTAATTAGATCAGTATCTTTTAAAAGCCTCTCAGCCTGATTACCGTCGTCGATAATCTCCTGTTTTGATTTGCCCATCTATCCCTCATTTATTATATCAACCTGACCTTTCAACACTTCCCTGTTGATTGCAAGGTCTGCCCTTATCTTCTCGACATTTAGCTGAGTGCCATATTTGGCTTTCATTTCTTCGGCTTTTACAAAGAGATCCGCGTCAAGCTCATCGCGCTTGCGGTCGTCATCCATGATCATCTTCTCGCGCTCAAGCTCAAGCTCTGCGGCTTTCTTCTGAATATCAGCTTGGATCTGTTGGATCTGAACCGCGATAAGCTGCTCGTTAATGTCTGGCTTATCCTCTTTGGGCGGAGGCTGAAACTGCGCGGGGTCACTCCAGAATTGAGATGTATCCTTAAACCCTGCAAGCTCGGTCATAGACTTGAGCGTATTTGAAAGCTTGTTCATATCTGTGAGCGGATTAACGGCGCCCATAGTCTGCATGGCGTCTTTCTGCATTTCGCCAATCTGCCTGAGCATCATCATACGCTCGGTATCCGTACCACGACCAAGAGCGACCTTTATAGATACATCCATATTAGCGTTCCATACGCGTGGATCTATTTCGACGAAATCATTTGTTAGCCTGACCATCCGAGGCCGATCTTGGTGCGTGGTAATTAGATGCAGAACAATTTTATAAAGGCGCTTCATACCTGTCTCGGCAAATATGCGTGCGATAAGCTCTATGTGTTGCTGAGCTGCGCTCACAGTAGCGGCAACGGCTGACGCGGTTGTAGACTGCAACGCCTGAGCATCAAGCCCCGCAGAGGCTTTTGAGATACCAGTGCGGGCTTCTTTAAGCTGATCCATATACTGTAATACTGGGAAAGCTTCCTTACCAACGAAGGGAAGCACAAGCTGTTGGACCGACCCGTTTGCCCTCTGGCGGATTACGGAGCCGACCTCAGTTGATAAAGCATCATCTAAGTTAACCATACCCTCAGTGATAGCTATTCTTGGGTGAATAGACATAGACAAGCTGTCGAGAGTGTTTCTCATGATGCTCGACTTGATACGCTGTATGTCTGCCACGGTGTCAGCAACACTCATGCCATAAAAGTCGTGAGCTTCTGGATCTGGGCAGAAAGATGTAAACGGCGCCATAGCGCAAGGCTCATTGGCAAGTATCTCGTTGCCGTCTCCGCCAGTGCATATTTTTCTCAGCTCTGCTATGCCGTCTCCGTCGTAATCGACGCGGATATAGTTTTCTATATACATGACCTTCTTCATAGCGGGGTCATCGCGCTCATTCATCTCGTTTTGGAGATACGGGTTGCGCGTATGTCTCTCGACGTTGGTAAGCATATCCTCGTGAGCTGAGGACATCTTTGATACGACGTCGAAGTCGTAGCCCATCGCCACAAGCTCAGAAACTGTAACCAATCTTCGGTGAGCGCAATAGTCAGCCGTCTCAATAGATTTTGCTTCGCGTGAAATGATAAACTCTTCGGGTGGTACGGCTTCTAGTTTTACGCGTCCGTCTGGGTGCGTGTAGGTGACGCGCACAGAGTGCATCATTGGCGCCGCGATAATCTCTCCTGTCATTGGATCGACGTCAGGCTCACCCATAGGCTGAGACGCGACGATCTCTATCTCAGCGTCTGGATCTGCCATAAGAGCCGCTAGGGCATTGTCATCGAGACCAGTAAAATCATGTGTCTCGTAACGCGTCTGGTCGTCCCAGTAGCATTTTAGCACGCCGACTTTGCGAATTAACGCATCTTTAAAGGCGGCGTGCATCTCGAGGAAACCGTTGTTGTCTCTGTTAATAATAAAGTTGGCGTATTCTGTCGCTTGCTTTGCGCTTGCCACGTCCTCTGGGCCTTGCGGGCTGTATTCCACGGTATTCTCTGTGGAGTGAAAAATACGCATTAAAGATGGGAGGATAGCCTGAACGGTATCACGCACGTCCATGCTGACGACTTGGCTGCGCCCGTCTTCCTCATTACCAAATGGCTCGCCCCGATAATACTCGGTTGCTGACGCCCTGATAGGTGAAACAGTGTTATCGGCATAATCGACCGCGTCTTCGATCTCCTTGCCGACAATACCCTGAAGCTCCTCTTCGCTCATTACGTCAGGATTGATTTCAGCTTCTAAGCTGTCTGCTAATTCGTTTATTTCGTTTTTCATTCCTAACGATCCTCTTGATTAAATGCTAACTTCGTGTTAACAGTTAA